AGGGGGCGATCGAGCCCCGCGCCGAGGCGTTCCGCGAGAAGGTGCAGACCGAGCTGCTCGACCGCTTCGCGGAGCTCGGGGTTCGGGTCAAGCTGGTCTTCGATTACCCGAGCTTCGACGACGAAGCCCCGCTGTACGAGAACGCATCCAAGGCCAAGCTCATTCCGCTCACCAACAACGAGCGCCGAGCCATTGTGGGACTGGATCCGCTCGAAGACGAGGGGATCGGGAAGCTCATCTATATCGCCAGCGAGATGTCGCTGCTGACCGGCGAGGCGCCTGAGCCCGTTGTTCCCTTCGGTGAGCCGGAAGTCCAGCCCGACGTGGACACCACGAGCGCCGAGGAGACCGAGGTCGTCGCCAAGGCCGACATTCGCAAGCCCCTGCTCGGGCTGCGGGCCAAGACCGAGACGACGTGGGAACCCAAGATCCGCCAAGCCGTACTGGACGTGCTCACCGAGCAGCGCCACTTCATCGGCTCCAAGCTCAACCACATCGCCACCAAGCCCTCCGATACGACGTGGTGGAATGAGAAGCGCGAGCATCGTCGGTTCATGGTTGCCCTTGATCCGCTGATCGAGGAGCTGGCTGCCGATGTTGCTTCTGGCACTGCTCAGCTGGCCAAGAAGCCGGGCAAGGCCGATTCACTGAGCACCATCCTCGACTACGTTCGCGCGCAGGTCGGGAAGCGTATTACGGGCATCAACCAGACCACCCGCGAGAAGGTCCAGAAGCTGGTGGCCGAGGGCATCGAGCAGGGCCTTGGCCCGCAGGAGCTCGGATCACGACTCCGCGAGTCGGCCGCCTTCGATGAAGCCCGCGCCGAGATGATCGCCCGCACCGAGACGGCCTACGCCTACAACGACTCCGCCATTCAGAGCTACCGAGCACTGGAGGTGGAGCAGGTGCAGGTCATCGACGGCGATATGGACGAGATATGCGCCCCGGTCGACGGCGCCACCTGGACGATGGACGAGGCGCTCAGTAACCCCATCGGCCATCCGAACTGCACCCGTGACTTCATCCCGGTGATGAAAGCCGCCGTGACGGCCAAGGCAGCTCCTGTGGACAACGGGGACGGCATCCAGAGGACTCCCGCATGGCCACCGTAGGCCCACGATATCCAGGCACCACTGCCAACCTGTCCAACGCCGGGACATCCGAGAACACTGATGCGTGGGTCAACCCCGGCAACGTTGTCAGCGGCAAAGTGACCGACCACGACGAGACGTTTGTCTTGTTCCTCTAGGAGCCACCCCCACAAGGGGATTCAGGGAGAACCGATGATTAGCGAAGCCAAGGTGCGCGCCGCCCGCCAGAAGCTCAGCGCCGCGATCAAGTTGCACGAGGCGCACATGGATGGCACAGAGCCGACCAGCGACGCCAGCCAACAGAAGCTGATGGACCTGATAGAGGCTGCCTTCGCTGCGCTCGATGGGGATCGTGAGATGAAGAGCGCCGGCTACATGACTTCGACACCGATCAAGGCGTCGGTCGTTGATGATGGGCACTTCCGCATCCTTGCCATCCCGTTCGGTGGCCCCATCAAGGGCGGCGACCTGGACGGTGAGCGGTTCACCAAGCGCACCGACATCAAGCCGGACTGGTTCCCGGAGCGCCCCGTCCTGTGGCATCACGGGCAGGACGACTACATCGGTGACCGGGTGATCGGCAAGGCCGATAACCTCACCCTCGAGGAGGACGGCTGGTGGGTGGACGTGTGGCTCAAGAAGGGCGAACGCCACGCCGAGCTGGTCCACAAGCTGTCCCAGAAGGCCCCGCTGTACGGGTCATCGGGCACCATCGGCTACCTCAAGAAGACCGCCCCCGACGGCGAGATCCTGGTATGGCCCTATGCGGAGCAGACACTCACGCTGGCGCCGTCCAACACGCTATCGGTCTCCCGCCCCGCCAAGGCGATGCTGACCGACGCCATCGCCGCTGACTGCGATGTCCTTCCTTACGCGAAGGCGTTGCTCCATTCAATCGACAACCTCGGCGCGGACCTCTCACTGACCTCGGGCACTGGCCCCGGCGACGTGACGGCGAAGGCTGGGCGCGTCTTGTCCGCCCACAACGAGCGGACGATCCGTGAAGCAGCAGAGTTGCTCGACCGAGTGCTCCGACTGCTCAACCCAACCCCTCCGGCTGAGGGTGACGCATCACCGGAGATCACTTCCTAGGAAAGGGAACGTGATGTCCACGACCGAGACCAACGAGAGTTTCGAGGAGCTGACACAGAAGCTCCGCGAGACTGTCAAGGTCATGGAGGAGTCCAAGGACTCCGATTCCGCCCGATGGGCGAAGGCTGACGCCGAGCGCGTACAGCTTGCCGAGGAGCTCCAGGCAATCAAGGAGCGCACCGAGGCCGAGGATCGTGAGAAGGCAACGGCCAAGGCCGTCGCTGACATGAACGACTTCCTCGCATCCAACCGGACTGCTTCGAAGGCCGCTCTGATCGGCACTCCGCAGGAGCCCGCCAATGGGGACGCCGAGCTGTTCTTCGTCAACGTGGCGAAGGCATCGAACTCCCGTAACCCGTGGCAGCAGGCCGAGGGCAAGGCCGCCCTCGAGTCGATGGGTGCCGCGTGGGGCAACCCCGACCCGTCAGCCAAGGCGACGCTTGGCACGACCGACGCGGCCGGTGGGTACCTGGTCCCCAACAACATGGTCGCTGACATCGAGCGCACCAAGGCCAACGTCAACATCTATCGCTCGCTGATGACCGTCGTCAGTGGCGTGACGGGCGACGCGGTGGACGTTCCGTTCACCAACGCGGCCTCCCGCGCAGTTGTTGTGGCTCGTGGCGAGACGAAGCCGAACCAGAACCTGGTCATCGGCAACTACACCGCCACGCTCTACACCCTGGCGAAGATCTACGACGTTGCCAACCAGCTCCTCCGGCACTCGGCCGGCGCTGCTGAGCGCGAAGTCCGGCAGGCGCTCGCCGAGAGCATTGCCGAAGGCGAGGCGTACTACATCCTCCAGGGTTCCGGTACGTCAGAGCCGAAGGGCATCCTGACCGCGATCGGCACCTCGGGTGCCTACGTCAGCTCGTTCACGGCATCGGCCACGACGCTGGCCGGTTCCATCGCTTCGGCCATCGCCACCGCGGCGGGTGCCGTGGCAGGACGCAACTGGCAGCCCGACGGTGCGGTGATCCACTCGACGGCCTTCTGGACGGCCGCCGCACAGGGCACCGATTCGGCCGGGTTCTTCTACGCTCCGGCCGCAGGCCCCGGTGGCATCAACGCCACGCAGGGCACGCTGACCTACTTCGGCCTCCGCGTCGAAGCGGACAGCAACATGCCGGCTGACGACCTCCTGGTCGGCCAGTTCCGGGGTGCCAAGTTCTACGCGGGCGAAGCGTTCCGCGTCGACGTGTCCAACGAGGCCGGAGACCGCTGGGACAAGAACCTGACGGGCTTCCGTGGGGAAGAGGAGTTCGCCTTCAATGCGGATCCCTACGTCCTCGCCGGTCGCTTCCAGCGCATCCTCGACATCCTTCCGTAAGTAACCCCGGCCTTGCCGCGCCGGACCCAACCAGGCAGGACTGGCCGCACCTAAGCGGCCGTTCCCCATGTCCCGGCGGGCGATGCGTCACTCGCTCGTCGGGGCTCCTACCCCCGGTGACGCGAGGAGAACCCACATGCCCGCCAAGAACAACGGCACGAGGCCGAAGAACGACGAGCCGCGCGACGCCGCCACCGGCCGCCCGCGAACCGGTGCGGAGCAGGAGATCGCCATCGCCGACGAGAACAGCCCCGAGCCGAGCGAAGTCAACGACAACCTCGCCTCCGACCGCATGAAGGCACTGCTCGAAGACCACCGAAAGATGGGCGCTCGCCCGTAATCCAAGGAGAACGTGACGCACATGTACGACGTGACGCGCGGCACCTTCCGCACCCCTCGGGGGCAGTTGGTGACGCTTGGCTACCGCGAGGACAGTTCCGACTGGAACACCCTGACCTCGTGCCTGACCGAAGATGAGTACGGCCTCAAGAACCTCCACCTGACCGGGACCGCCCTGGACGTGGGGGCGCACATCGGCGGCGTGACCATCGCGCTGGCGGTGGACAATCCCGAGCTCCACATCGTGGCCGTCGAGGCGGTGCCGCCCAATGCGGAGCTGCTGCGAGCCAACGTCGAAGCGGCGGGTGTTGCGGATCGCGTGACGGTCCTGCACGCCGCCGCCGGCAAGGGCAAGACGGCCACCATCCGCTGGGCCTACGAAGGCGACCTGACAGCAACCCACCACGCCTTCATCGGCAACTCCCTGCTACCGGGTGAGACGAACCACCTCACCGCCGAGATCCCAGCGTGGACCCTCGCCAGGCTCGACAAGCAGTACGGCCCGTTCTGCTTCGCCAAGGTGGACTGCGAGGGCTGCGAGTACGACTTTCTCAACGGCACCAGTGTCGTCCCTGTCATCCGCGGCGAGGAACACCACGGGCTCCTCGATCTGCCCGCCTACGACGTGACCTACACCCAGGACAACGCACCACGCGGGTTCGAGGCGGTGAAGCGTGCGTAGGATCGTCCTCGCCCTGTCTCACTCCATCGAGGAGCACGACCAGCTCAAGCTCCTGTCGAGCATCGGGCACGACGTGTTCAGCATCGGCGGCTACATCAACCCTGCGGAGCCCCACGATGACAAGCGACCGGCGCTCCCCGACGTTCCGTATCACCCCGATCTCCGCCGAGCAGTGGATGATCTCGGACGGCCGGACAATCTGGGCGCGGCGCAGGAGTCCATCCCCGACGCCATCTTGGACTGGGCCGACACGATCATCTATCACCATTACCTCGATCGGCTCTACGGCCAGTGGCCGCGCATCCGCGACTGGCTCAGGGGAGACTCCAACCGCCGGGTGATCTGGCGCAGCGTCGGCCAGTCGGTAGAGGGCAACGAGCGCACCGCCCTCCCGTTCCGCCGCGAGGGCATGGAGCGCG